AACGCCGTACAGTCGGTGATCGTCAAGCACCATAACGCCAACGGTAAATACGATGGCAACTCACGACTAGGCTTCTTGTCGTATGAAATGGGCTTTGAGAAGTTCATGGGCAGCGCCCTTGACCTCATTTGGCTAGACGAGGAACCCAAATACGATATATTTTCCCAGTGTATTACGCGTACAGCGGATACCGGGGGCTACCTGTACATGACGTTCACCCCAGAAACAGGGATGACGCCGGTGGTGCACATGTTTATGAACGACCGGAAGAAAGGTCAGTCTATTCAACAAGCCGGTTGGGACGATTGTCCCCACCTGTCAGAAGAGGTTAAGGAACAGCTATTGTCCGTGTATATGCCCCATGAGCGCGATATGCGGGCCAAGGGCATACCGGTATTTGGTTCGGGATTAGTGTTCCCGATTGACGCAGACCGCATTAGGGTAGAGGCGTTTGATTTGCCAACACACTGGCCACGCATAGCCGCGTTGGACTTTGGTTGGGATCACCCTACTTCGGTGGTGTGGATTGCTTGGGACAGGGATTCGGACATTATCTTTGTTTATGACGTGTATAAACAGGAGAAGACTATTATTCCCACTCATGCGTCAGCGATTAAGGCGCACGGCATGGACATACCATTGGTATGGCCCCATGACGGCTATACCCATGAACGGGGTTCCGGTATTAGTCTTGCGGATCAGTATAGGAACGAGGGCGTGAATATGCTACCGTTCCACTTTACCAACTCTCCCGCCCCAGGGCAGATGGAGGGGACAGGCGGTAACTCTGTTGAGGCGGGTATCATGGATATGTTAGCCCGAATGGAGTCTGGACGGTTTAAAGTATTCAGCCATTTAAAGCCTTGGTGGGACGAGTTTTCGCAATACCACCGGCAAGATGGTAAGATTGTAAAATTATTTGATGATGCTATGTCTGCCACACGGTACGCGTCAGGGTCATTACGTTTTGCAGAAGTGCCGGGTATGTCGGGCTATAAGCGACATTCTGGTAAGATAAGTTATCCGAATTTAGGAATTGTTTGATATGCCAGAAAAAATGGATAAACACCAATTAGATGCGCTTTTAACCGGGCTATCTAGCGAATCAGTCGGCTACGCCGGCTCTGAGTTATCAACGCAACGTGCCGACGCCATGAAGTTCTACCTTGGCGAACCGTTTGGTAACGAGTCCGATGGTAAGTCCCAATACGTCAGTCGTGACGTGCAAGATACGATTGAGTGGATCATGCCAAGCCTTATGGAAATTTTCATGGCGGGGGATCGCACGGTGACGTTTGATGCTCAAGGCCCAGAAGACGTGGCCGCTGCCGAGCAAGAAACAGATTACATTAACTACCTGTTTGAACGTAAGGTGGATGGGTTTAAGATCCTCCACAACTGGTTCAAGGATGCGTTAATACAGAAGACGGGGTTTGTTAAACACTACTGGGATGATTCAGTAAAAGAAACCCGTGAAACTTACGAAAAACTTTCCGAACAAGAACTGGAAATTCTATTAAGCAACCCAGATGTTGAGTTAATTGAACAAACCGTTAGTGAAGACGAAGGTATTGATCCCGTTACTGGTATGCCAATGGTCGTAGTGACGATTGAAGAAGCCGTTATTATTCGCACTGAGAAAGCCGGCAAGCTGGTCATTGAGAACATCCCCCCTGAAGAAATTACGGTGTCTAGCCGTGCTAAATCCATTAAAGACGCTGATTTTATTCGCCACCAGCCAAGTGACGTAACGGTATCTGACTTACGGGATATGGGTATTTCGGAAAAGAAAATTAAGAAAGTCATTGAAGCCTCAACCCAAAGTATTATAGACACGGAGACTTCGCCAGAATATTTAGCTCGTTTTTCAGCAGATAGAACAGAAACGGTAGGTCTTATTAGCGAACGTAAAGACGAAGCCATGATGCGCGTTAACCTTGAAGAGTTCTATGTTCGCGTAGACTACGACGGAGATGGTATTGCTGAACTACGCCAAATTATACGCGTAGGTAAGGTTCATTTAGTTAACGAAGAAATTGACGAGATACCCATTACTTCAATCTGTCCTATCCTAATGCCCCACAAGTTCTATGGCCGCAGTGTTGCGGATCTAGTGATGGACATTCAAGAGCTAAAGTCTAACTTGATGCGTTCTATGTTGGATAACATTAACCTACACAACAATGGTAAGTTTGCTGTTATTGATGGCATGGTGAACTTAGACGACTTATTAACCAGCCGTCCGTTAGGCATTGTTCGCCAGAAGGTACAAGGTGCAGTATCACGTTTAGATACTCCAAACCTACCGCCTGAAGCGTTCCAGATGCTTGGGTATGTAGATCATATTCGTGAAGAACGTACCGGGGTGTCTAAAGTATCCCAAGGGCTTGATTCTAAAGCGTTAGGTTCTAACACCGCATCAATGGCCGTCACTCAGGTAATGTCTGCCGCGCAACAACGTGTACAGATGATCGCCCGTGTGTTTGCTGAAACCGGTGTGCGTGACTTGTTCCGTGCCATTCATAAGCTAGTGCTTCAAAACGAAGACCAGCAAAAAATCTTCCGTCTTCGTGGAGAGTTCCAAGAGGTTGATCCTAGCCAGTGGAAAGAACGTTATGATATGGCGGTATCCGTTGGTTTAGGCAATGGTAACAAAGATCAGAAGTTGATCCACCTAACATCTGTTACTCAAGACCTGGCTATGTTTCAAAACATGGGTATGCCAGTGGCTACCCCGGCTAACGCGTTTAACCTAATGCGTGAAAAACTAAAGAACATGGGGTATAAGAATACAGAGTCGTTCCTAACGGATGTGTCTCAAATTCCGCCGCCAGAAGAGCCACAAGGCCCAAGTCCAGAAGAGCAGAAGATGCAGCTTGAGATTGCAGACTTGCAGCGTAAGCAGCAAAAAGATCAGATGGATATGCAGCTTAGTCAACAAGAGCTACAGGTTAAGGCCGCAGAAGCCCAAGCCCGGATCGAAGACATTGCGTTCCAGAAGCAAATCCGTGAAGCAGAATTACAACTTAAACTGGCAGACCTACGTTTGAAAGAACAAGAGTTGGTTCTAGAGAAGGAACAAGGCCGAGCCGTTAAAATAGGATAGAGGTATGAGTTTAGAGAAAGAGAGAGCTAGGGGCGATAACGCAAAAGGGATTCTGGAGGACGACTTATTTAACGAGTCCTTTGAATCCGTTCGTGCGAACATACTCCATAGATGGTCTACCACCGGCATTTATGGTGGAACCGAAGAAAGAGAGTTTTTATTCCTCATGCTCAAAGCAGCCGATGAATTTAAAGCGGGGCTTGTGTCGATGATTGACACGGGCAAACTAGCAACCATACAACTAGAGTTAAACAGTAGTGAAAAGTAATTATTTGACAAATAGTTTTTTAACCATAATAATGGGAGAGTAATATGTCTGAATTGAATAAATCCCCTGCGGAAACTCAAGAAGTATCAGACGAGCAAAAATTCTTTAACCTTCTAGATAGCGAGTCTGCTACACCCGATGAAGATGAAAGAGCCGAAGAAGTAGCGGAGTCTACGGAAGAAGTTGACGAGGATGTTGACGAATCTGATGAATATGAAGACGAGGCAGAGGTAGAAGACGAAAGTTCTGAACCGGAACCTGAAGATGACGACACTGAAGAAGAGTACATTTTTAATGTATCCATTGACGGTGAAGACACTGAGGTCAACCAAAACGAACTTATCAAAGGCTACCAAAGACAGTCTGACTATACTCGGAAAACGCAGTCACTAGCTGACGACCGAAAAGGGTTTGAAGAGCAAAAAGCTCAACTCGCCCAGGAACGTCAACAGGTAATGACCATGCTACAACAGCAACAGGCCGGTAACACTGAAGAACTAGAAAAGTTTAACAAAGTGGATTGGGCTGATCTGAAAGAGTATGAACCGGATAAGTATTTGATGATGCGTGAGGAACAGCGTGAAGCTGCAACTCGTATACAGTCGCACCAGCAAGAACAAGATCGGTTGGCGCAGGCACAGCAGCAAGATTTCAGTGTACAAATGCAACGATATCTAGCTGAAGAAGATGCAAAGCTCGTAGATAAAATTGACGGTTGGGGGAATCCTGAAGCGAAAAAAGCAGTCCAAAGTGACATTGCTTCTTACGCCAAACAGGTAGGTTATAGTGACGAAGAGCTAGGAAGTCTAGCGGATAGTCGCGCCCTTTTACTCATGCACAAAGCTCGTCTTTATGATGAAATGCAAGGTTCTGGAAAGGATCTAGTATCTAAGAAGAAAGCCAAAGCCGTGCGACGAGTAGCTAAAGGGGGTAAACCTGTCTCTACCTCTCAAAAAGAATCTAAACGTTCCTCAGATCTTCGTTCCCGTGCTAAAAAGTCCGGCTCTGTCGATGACGCGGCAGCAGCATTTATGGAAATGTTTTAACACAAACTTAAATTATCTAGGAAGAAATTGTCATGGCACAACCAACGAATACGTTCGACCAATTTGATTCAATCGGAAATAGAGAAGATCTATCCGATATGATCTTTAACATTGCTCCTACTGAAACACCATTTATGAATGGTATTAAGAAAGGTTCAGCAACCAACACTTTGCACGAATGGCAAACAGACGATTTGACCGCTGTAGCCAGTAACGCCCAAATCTCCGGAAATGATATTGTTGGTGGCGCTGTTGCAGCAACCACTCGTATCAACAACCGCACCCAGATCTCTAGCAAGGCAGTAACGATTGCGGGTACTTTGGAAGCAGTTGATCGCGCCGGTCGTAAGCGTGAAATGGCTTATCAAATGGCCAAACGTTCTAAAGAATTGAAGCGTGATATGGAAAACGCCTTAATCGGTGTGAACAACGCTAAAGTTACCGGTAACTCTACTACCGCAGCAGAACTTGGTTCGGTTGAGTCTTGGGTTGCAACTAACGATAGTCTAGGTACTAACGGTGCTTCACCAACAGGTGACGGTTCTGACGCTCGTACAGACGGTACTCAACGTGCTTTTACTGAAGCCATGTTGACTTCAGTATTGTCTAGTGCTTATGCTCAAGGCGGCAACCCAGATACGCTTATGGTTGGCGCGTTTAACAAAGGTGCTGTATCTGCTTTTACTGGTAACGCAACAGACGTTAACGCTAGAAACGAAAACTTAAAAGTAATCAACAGCGTAGACATTTACGTTGGAGATTTCCACACTTTGAAAGTTGTTCCTAACCGTTTCAGTCGTTCGCGTACTGCTTACGCATTGCAGATGGATATGTGGGGTATTGATTTCCTACGTCCTTTCCATCAGATCGACCTTGCTCGTACAGGTGATTCTGAGAAGAAAGCAATGATTGTAGAATACACTCTACGTTGTAACAACGAAAAAGCCTCTGGATTGGTCGCTGACTTAACTACTTCATAGTGGTTAGGGGTAGGCTTAATTGCCTACCCCCTTTTTTATTTTTGGGGGAATTATGGAAAAGAATAAGCGCGAACTTGAAAGTAATGGGGATGTAAGGTATGTAGGGCATTACGACGAATCTGAAGATCGTATGACTATAGAAACTGTACAGGATGTTAACCCTTATTTAGAGAGCAACAAACAACAGGCACAATTTGGTTCATTTGACAAAAAAGCGCCGATGCGTAAAATGGCTTCTATACCTTTAGTTATTATTGAAAAATGGTTGCGAGAGGAAGGTTTGGACGTATTTAATGACGACCACCAGAAGCGACTTATGCGTAAGCTACACGATCCAGAATATGCCTATCTACGAACACTTGAAGGACGGTATCTATAATGTCACTAAGCAACTATGCGGATTTAAAAGCTGCGGTAGCTACATGGGTAAACCGGGAAGATCTTACTACGACCATCCCTGATTTTATTCGTTTAGCTGAAGCCCGCGTTTACCGTTTATTGCGAGTACCGTCTTTAGAAGTTATTACTTCACTTAACATTAGTACCTCCACCGGCAAGGCGAATATTCCTAGCGACTTCCTTGAAGCGCGAGATTTAATTCTTGAAGGAAATTCTAAAACAATACAACTTACCCGTAGGCCGTATGGCGAAGTTCAAGCTAACGCTAACACTGAAAACAAAAGTTCTTCAGCCCCTAGTGATTGGGCAAGGGTAGGCCAAGAGATTATTGTAGCCCCTTTTCCCGATGCAGCGTACACCATTAAACTGTATTACTATAAACAGTTAGCCGCGCTAACTGACAGTAACCAAACAAACTACCTTACGGATCAAGCTCCGGATCTTATTCTGTTTGGCGCACTGGCAGAGGCGGCTATATATTTAAAAGACCCTGATATGGAAACCGTATGGGAACGTAAGTTCACCGGGGCTTTAGCGGTTATTCAACGTTCATCCGATATGGTAGAATGGGGAGGCAATAACTTTGCCTCTAGGACATAATCATGGGATTTTTTAACGACAACGGTAATGAAGCTGTTACCGACATTAAAATCACAGAAACATTATTCTTTGATACTGAGTTAGCCAATACTATTTTAGCCGTTGATTGGGCAAAAAAGAATAAACAAAGCATTACGTTAAGTTCTTCTGGTACAGTTGTTTTTACTGACCCTCAAGGGCCAACCAGCCTTTTACTTAAAGTAGTGCAAGATGGAACAGGAAACCGTGTGATTACATGGCCAAGTTCTGTTAAATGGGTACAAGGCGTAGTGCCGAGTTTAAGTACAGGCGGTAATTCTGTTGACATTGTTGGGTTATACTTCGATGGAACATTTTACTATGGAAATATCTCACATAATTTTAGTTAAGGTGGCAGGCTATGGCCCAAGGTACATTTACATTATTTAATAAGTTTAAAGAAGATATGGCTGAAAAAGTACATAATCTTGAAACTGATTCTTTGAAGTTAGCGTTTACTACGCTACAAGCAGGCGGTACGCCTACACTTGCAGCAACTACTTCTGACCCTCGTTGGGGCGCAGGCGGTGGTACAAACCTAAGTTCAAGTGAAGTATCCGGTACAAACTATACCGCTGGTGGCAATGCCACAGCGAATAACTCTGTAACTGAATCTTCAGGTACAGTAACGTTTGACGCGGATGACCCTGCAACCTGGACACAACACGCTTCAGGCCCGGCAACTATTAAAACCGGCGTTCTGTATAATGATACCGCGTCGGGTAAGCAAGCCATTGGTTTTATTGATATGACCGGTGATGGCACAAGTGCAATTAGTTTAGTTGATGGTGACATTACCGTGGCGTTTAACGCTTCGGGCATATTTACTTTGGCGTAACCTGATATGACCATTATCTCTAGTACCGTCTGGGATAGTGGTTCGACCACTTGGGATTCTGGAAGCACGTTATGGGATCCCCATAAGAGAATAGACGGAACCGTAGCTAACCTTACGTTAGCTACATTCGGGGCTACAGTAACACGGCCACCGATAGCCGCAACAACCGCTGCGTTAACACTA